TGTGAATTGGTGCGTCTAGACCATACTCTTTAGCAGTCTGTAACTCATCACTTCGCATTGCAGTATATCGAACACCAATTGAGTGAGGGTTGACGTTGCCTTGATCATCATATTCAGGTGTAAGCACATCAGCTTTCATAAAAGCACAGACTTTTTTTTGAGTAGCAGGGTCAATCCAATTTCTGACAATGCCGCACATTGCATCAGCATTTAAAGCGGGCTTGCCTTGTATACAATAAGTTTGAGAAACGCAGGCATGAGGATTGTAATTAAAGAGGTGTCCAAAGGTCATAAAGCATTTTACATTATCATCATAGTCACGTTGACTGGTTGATAAGTTCTTAATGATTTGATCTTGTTGTTCAGTAAGCATATTGTTCTCCTTTATATGCAAATTGATTATTAAAATTATTTATTGATATGACTGGCAATTGAGCAAATGGAACCGTGCAGCGCATTCAAATATTTATGAATGTCACGACTTCTAATATCTGAAGGCAAGCATTGTAACGCATGATCAGCATCTGAAATTTGATCATCATAAAAAGAAAGATTAAGTTCTTCTTTTTGCTCGATAATGTCACCTGTAACAGAAGAATTGTTCAAATGCCTCACAGAGTCTTGGATTGCGGGTATGAAAAGTTTGTTCATTTTTTCTTCAATGATCAAATCAATAGTCTTTTCAAGCTGTTCAATTTTACGCATTTGGACATTTGTAATACTTCTCAAAAGAGTAATCATTGTATGCATGATCTCAATTTTTTCATCTAAAGATATTTGATCTTCATCGAGACTAATACTGTAATGTGAAAGTTTTTCATTACAGTATGTTACTGTATTATTTTTTTGCATAGTGTTCTCCTTCATATGCTTATGGGTTTAATCAATAGATCGAATAATACCAACGGTCTTGAGTGTTTGTTGATCCGGTGATTTTACAATAGAGTGTGATCCTCTTCTATTCTCACAGTTTGTCTTAAATTGATCTGCAATAAATAAAAGAAAGATCATCATAAGAATGATTGAAATTAGCTCTAGTTTTCGAGCTTGCTGCATCTTCTTTGTGTGACTCATGTGTTCTCCTTAGAATCCAAAGTCAGTTAGGTGATAAGTGTTCGAGGTTAGTTTGTTAAGTGAGTCACGCAAGGCAACTGCAACTTTGTATGACATAGGACGGTGACCATTTAAAACTAATGAAAGATGTGTATTGTTTACCTTCATATGTTTAGCCAAATCTTTCATTGTGTATCTTTGCTTTTTTAGATCAGATAAAATTTGATCTTTCATCTTTCATCTCCTTGATTGATTGAACTTGATCAAATGTAAAACCTGTTTACTTTTTTGTCAACCCTCTTTTTACTTTTTTGTAAAAAACCTGTTTACTTTTTTGTAATGCTAGTATTTACTCATTGAGTCTTACATATAAAAGGAGAACATATGAAAGAGTATAATGTTCGGCTTCAAGTGCTTTCCTCTAATCTAACATCAACCGAAAAGATAGTGATGATGGCTATTCTTTTAAAAGTAGATTGGAAGTCTTTTGAGGGACCAGTAACAATCAACCAAATTGTAAACATGACCAATTTAAAAAAACGCACTGTGCAACGCTCGATCAAGAAACTAGTAACGCATAAATGGATCACTCGAACATCTAAACACATACAAAGAGAGCTTAATACAATAGGACACACAAGAGTATTAGTTGATCAAATCAAAGGGATGACACCAATGACGCCGGGGGATGACACTGATGACGCATCAGGGATGACACCAATGACGCCGGGGGATGACACTGATGACACCCATACAATAAGTAACAATATAAATCCAATTACAAACAATAAGGAAAAACCTGAACCACATGGTGACAATCAGGTGGATCAATTAGCTAGGGAAAGGGAAAATGAATTTTGGATTTATCCATCATCCATAGAAGATCCTGAACTTAGAAGAAGAACAGAAAGACATATACAACGCAACCCACAAATGCCATACTCTGAAAGGCAGAGGTTGCTTTACCCTCAACTCACAAAGAGTATTTCGTGTAAAAGGAGAACACATGAAGTCGATAAAAGAAGCACTTAAAGACATTAACCTTGATCATTGGGCGAAGTCCTTAAAAGCTAACTCAATTAAAACGAACGTCAAAGAGCCGCAAATCATACACCACAGGAATCTAGAGAAAGCCAATCTACTCTCAAGAGAGGTTGTGAATGGTGTACCTCAAATCAATATAAACCTGCTTTCTTCCTGTGAGTATAATGGATGCACCCCTTCACATACAGGGATTCATGTTAGACAAAGTGTAAAGGTATTAGATGACTTAATCGAGTACCGTCCTGTGATGATCAAGACAGATGGTAAAGAGATCGAGGATCAAAGTAAAAGACCAGATAATCTTATTATTGATGAAGATGGGATGTGGCTTCCTGTTCAAAATCAATATACATATGGTATGCCTTGCGAGTATTGCGGGTTAACTAATAAGCACCTCTTGAGCTTTAAAAAAAGTGGTTTGACTGCTGATGCAATTGGTAAGCATGTGGACAATTATGACTTTGAGGATGGACTAGAGGAATTATCTTTGAGTTTTGTACAAGGACAATTAAGAGGCGGTATTATCTATGGGAACACGGGCAACGGTAAAACGCATCTATTATGCGCTATCGCTAGAGAGCTAATCTTTACGGGTAAGAAAGTGAGGTATGTATCACACCAGCAGCTTTTAGAAGATATAAGAAAAAGCTTTGATAAGAACAATCAAAACATAGATCCAAGGTATAGTTGGCTCGACGGTGTTCAAGTTGTCCTATTTGATGAACTTGGATTTTTTAGACAAAATGAATGGAGTAAACAAACTACTAATGAAATGATACATGCTATTCATGCCGCTCACGTTCAGGTTTTATTTGCTTCTAATTACACACCCAAACAAATGAAAGCTCAATTCCTCGATGAGAGGTCTGTTTCTAGACTTGGTGAAATGTGCAAAGGGTTTGTGTTTAAAATGCAAGGTAAAGACAGAAGATCAAATGAAGATATGTGGATATAAATAAAGGTGTGGATTTTGGAGAACACCACACCTTTATTTATTAACTTTACTTGACCTTTAAAAACAATGCAAACGCACCACATCAAAAGGAAGATCAAACATATCACTTTTTTTAATTGTATACAATTACTTTGATTTTGTTGGATTTCAAGTACTCGGTACCACGTTTATCATACATGCAAGATTTAGGATAATATACCTCTTTGATTCCTGAATGATGAATCAATCTGGCACACACTAAACAAGGCGAAGTTGTAATATAAATACTGCAATTTAACACGCTTATCCCTTTCCTTAAAGCATTCATAAGCGCATTAGACTCTGCATGATGACAACCTATCTCAATATGTGTTCCTGATTTAATCTTTTGTTTTGTTCTTTCACACTCATCCACATTACACAAATGACCAGGAGCATCTCGAGGAGGTCCATTGAACCCCATACTCACAGGATTCTTAAACTCATCCACAATTACACAACCGACTTTAGCCCTGGTACAAGGTGAACAATCCGAGATAAGGTGAGCATGATCAAGCCAATGTTTTACCCACTTCATAAACCACAAAGTTTTAAAAGTTTGTTCAAGTCATCATATGCTTTTAGGGTTTCAAGTATCATGTGAGCATAGTCTTTGATCTCTTTTTGTGCGTGCGTATCTGTTCTTTGTTTGAGGAAATGTACAAGAGCCTGATAGCTACAAGTCCAGTAACATTCACTCATTAAGGATACAGGTAAAATCATTCTAGCCTGTTCTTTACACACACCGATTCTAATTAAATGCTGATAAGTCTCAAATAAATGATCAATAGAGCCTTGATATATTGTTTTAATATCTGCTTGTTTCTCATCATCTAGATCCTCACCACTTCCCTGCTTTATAGATTCATCTGGTTTAGATCTCCATTTTTTTGGCTGATGGAAAGCATATTCAAATTGTACATATCTGCCACTTATCTCATTCCATGAGCAGCCTACTTGGTGCTTCATCCATTGCCTTAAAACAAAAAGAGGCGCTCTTATGTGGAAAGTGAAGTGAATATGTCTAAAAGGTGAAGTGTGTTGATGCGTCCATAGATATTCAATTAGCTTCCAATCTTTATCTGCCATTGAATCAATACGCTTACCAAATGAGATACGAGCAGCATTTACAATATCAACTACATCGCCACTTTGTTTAATTAATTGTACTTTCATTTTTGACTTAAACTAACTTGTACTTGGTGATCTTGCATAGTTTCAACTTTAGCCACTCTTTCCCTCATCTTGTTAAACTCACTCCATATTTCGATACGTCCCTCTCTACATGTTTTATGCTGTTCTTCTAAGTTTTTTTGTAGAAGTGAAAGCGCTTCATGTAGCCTTTCTATTTGTTCCATGGTCTTACCCAAGGTTCGAGCAGTATAAAAAATCAAAGAACCTACTGTTCCTATGATGCCCAAAATATGCCAAATCGAATCAAAATCAATACTCATCATAATGCCTCACATTCAAGTTGATACATACATACTACAAGAAACCCTCTTGACTTCAACTAATTATACAATATATATATACATATGCACTTATAAGGAAGGTAAAATGTATATGAAGCCAATAATGTTGAATGTACCTCTTGTGATGTCGGACGCCCTGGATGAGATTGCAAAGCGTGAAAACAAACCCCGGTCTTACATAATGCGAGAAATGCTTGATGAAGGCATAAGAGAAAGACAGAAAGATAAACAAAATGAGTCTAAATAAAATCCATATAATCGGCAATGTGGGCAGAGATCCTGAAAGTATAACAACCTCAACAGGAACCGCCTTAACTAAGTTTAGTGTGGCTGTAAAAAGCCAATCTAAAGGTGATGATCAAACCCAATGGTTTAATTGTAAAGCTTTTACTAATACAGCCACCTACGTATTAAAACACGTCCAAAAAGGAACAAAGGTCTTTATTGAAGGTTCTATGAAATCCAACAAATACAATGATAAAGAGTATTGGGATTTGATGTGTAATAAGGTTTTGATTCTAGATGGTAAGAGAGCGACACATGACGAGCATTGACCAATTAGACCTTGAAAGAATCAATGAACTTGAACTTCAAATTAAAGAGATTGATTTGGCTCTTGAGGTAAGTAATCAACTAATCAGAAACAACCCGCACGCATTCAACCAAATCAAAAGTGTGGCAAGGCGACAAATCTGGATACTACAAGCAGAGATTGACAAAATCATAGATTCAGATCCTAAAATAGAAGAAGAGGAGGAAGAATGAGTGAGGAAGATCTTGAGCTGTTTGCAGCTCGTGAGGCTGGCAATCATGTCACCAAACTAACGCGCGGGCGAACAAAATACACTGAGATTAAAGCCCATAACATTTGCAACCATATTTCAAATGGAAACACATTGAAGGCGGCGGCAGCTGCTGAGGGCATAAGTGAAAGAACAATTCACAGATGGAAAAAAGAAAAGCCTAAGTTCGAGGAGATGGTTGACCAAGCGGTTGCAGTGAGTGAAGCTCGACTCGTACAAAAGATTACCCAAAGTGAGGACTGGAGAGCCGCACTAGCAATCCTCGAAAGAAGGTTTCCACAGACATGGTCTAAGAAAGATCAAATAGATATGCACGTATCTAGGTCCGAAGGGATCCAAGAAATAAAAGCAATGATTAAACAGACTGATGAGCTTTTAAACATTGAACGCCCAATTATTAAAGAAGAAGAATAAACTCAAAACATGTAAGGAGAACACATGACAAAAAACCCATCCATTGAAGTAACCCAAGATTTGAATGTTGAATCAACCATTCACCAAGTGGTTTTATTAGGTGAGCGCATCAAAGCAAGTCAAAAGAAAACCCTTAAGCATATAAGAAGTATGGGTCAGTTACTTTTGAAATCTGCACGTCACGAGTATGAGAATTATCCTAGTGACAATAAAGATGAATGTTTAAAACATGCCTCTCATCAACTTTACTCAGTGATCAATAAATGCTCTAAAAAAACCACATTATCACGTAAACTTTTACGGGCTGCCTTTTGGCATTCAAGCAAAGAAGACGCAGGACACGAGGTTTTTGTGACATGTAGAAGCGAGATGGAAGATCTACACAAGCAAGATGCTTATGCAATGCCCTTGTATTTTAATGACCGATTGACAGACTTACAGAGATTTAGACTTGCGAATCTACCAAACATTAAAAGAGCATCTGACCATGTTTATATTATAAACCTGGGCCGCGCTTTTAAAATTGGTATAACTTGTGACGGTCCACAAAGATTCGATCAAATTAAAAGAGACTTAAAGCTCGATGTGGTGCATCCAGTTTTTTATAAACAATACGCCAATACAAGAAACATTGAAGCAATGGCATTGAACTTTTTAAGAAGCCAAGGGCTATCATTAGTTTCAACTATGAAAGAAATATTTATAAATTACCCGCCTGCATACAAGTTTGTAAGAAATCTATTAAGCGGATCTATTCAAAGTGAAGACTATGAATATTTAGATGTGAACTTCACCAAAGCAAAAAGTGAATTATATCAAGTTTTAGCCAAATCAAATATGAAACTTGATTTTGATGGTTACCAAAAGGTTAAACTTAAGGAGTGGTGTAGCGAAATTGTTGCTATGTGTCATTATTTTCACAATGATATGTTTGCATTTAAAAACAGAACTTTTGATGTGAAAAAGCTTTTAAAAGAGTATGCGAAAATCGGATTATCTGAATATGATTTAGCCGTAAGAAATAAAATCTTACAAACCATACAACTACAAAAAGACAATGGGGTTTTCAATGAGATTTAAAAAAGACTTTGATGTTCACCCATATGCAGACTGTTACCCTATGATTTCAGGTGAATCATGGCGAGAGTTTGTAGAATCAATTATGCAATCAAAAGGACCAATACAGCCTTTGATTCTTTGGAAGGATGAAGACCGTGGCAAGCTTTGGTTAGTCGATGGGAGAAACAGATTTAAAGCTTGTAAAGATGCAAGTATCAATCTTGATGAGAGTCATGTGCGGTATATGCAATTCAATAATGATGAGGAAGTCAGATCCTTTATTATTCAAGTTAATAATGATCGAAGACAGATGAGTAAACAACAGAGGACTGCTGTTGCTTTGGATATGATGGAAGTTCAGAAAGAACTTGGGAAGCAAAGGATGATTGAAAAGGGAAGAGAAGGCGGATTGAATAAAGGTAAAAAGTTGGATGGAAAGGGTTTGCAAAATTTTGCAAACCCTTCTTCACACGATTCAAGAGATATAGTAGCTCAAGAGTTAGGTGTTAATCGTGGTGAAATCATGCAAGCTAAGATCATTCAAGACAAAGGGGCAAGGGAAACCTTTGAAGCATACAAGCAAGGCATCGCATCCACAAACGCATTGAAACTCATTTCAGAACTCCCAGAGGAAGAGCAGATCGAAGTAGTGAATGAGGGTGCAAAGGCAATCAAGCGAAAAGCTAGTGAGATCCGAGCAAAGAAGAAGCAACCCTCTCAAGAGTTGCCTGAACTAACAGAGCCTCTTGAAGTCCTTGGGATTGTTAGAGGTGTTAAACCTTCAGGTATGAGTATTAAGTACTTAACCACGGTAAACGGTAAATTGTATAGACTTAAAGTAGGGGTACCTAATTATGCCTGTGAAAAGATTCTTGATCATCTTCGGACTCACGAATGGTTTGAGGAGGCTGACCCATCGCCACCATGGAATTAGAATTAAACGATTTACAAAAACACATCATCGCTAGAATCAGAAAAAAGGATCAAGTCATCTCTGCTCGATGTGGATGGGGAAGTGGTAAAACAAGTGGGCTTGTGTTTGCTCTTTGGTTTATAAGTCGGATTCGCCCCGGTACATCCTCTTTACTAGTCACCGATACATCACCAAGGTATAGATCTGTTTTAGGTCCAGAAATACAAAAGTGGCTAGGTCCAATCGGTTGGACTTTTAACGCTCTTGAATCAAAGTGGACTGATCCAATAACAGGATCATCTATATGGTGTCGTTCTTACTTTCGCCCTGGTACAAGAGAAGCAACACATAATCCTTTGGAAGGTTTGAACATCACATCAGGTGTAGCCTTGATTGATGAATGCCAAACATTCAAGGATGATGAGGTGGCACAAAAAGCATTAGGACGTTTAAGAAGTGGACCTACACCAATCTTAATCATGGTTGGTTTACCCGTTGCAGATGCTTGGTGGTGTTCACTTTCAGAGAAGGCAGGATATGAACCTTTACTTTTTACTTCTTATGTAAATCAATCCAATCTTTCAGATGAATGGTTTGAAGCCACCAAGTTGCTTCCTGAGGAAGAGCGACTAGCCATGGTGATGAATGAACCTAGACCACCAAGTGGATTGATCTATAATGAATGGACATCCAACCACGTCATTGATGATTTTAAATATAATCCTAATATGACTGGCAGAATCTCAGTAGATTGGGGATTCAGAAAACCAAGTGTCTTGATTATGGTATACGATGAAGATCGAAAAGCCACGATTATAGTCCATGAAATCAACCCTCAAGAATGTACTATTGATCAATTAGCAAGGATGATCTTATTGATAGCATGGCCAAGATCACTTATGAGTCAAGCGCCTGGGCCAAGAATATGGTTGGATTCAGGTGTTGCAGATAAAGCGGGGGCGGCTCGAAATGATCAGACGGGACGGTCAGCATTTAGAGCTATGAAGAAACTACCACATGAGGGAGGCATTGGAGTTCC